CCAGGTTTGAGTATCCACGACAACAACAAAACCAGAAACAGAAACTAAAGTAAGCAAAGCCATACTTGAGTTTTTTTCATAGGAATCATAGATCTTGTTGATTAATAAGCAGTCCAAGTTTGAGTATCCTCCTCTGCCTGATATGCATTCACATATGGTGTCTTTTCAGGGAAATCGATCTCATGATTCTCTAGGAGGTGGAGTACATCAGATGTTTTCTTCACCAAGTTGATTGTGAGTCCGGCGTTGTCTGTATTCAGAAGGTGATTCAACTTTGTCTCGTCATATTTGACTCTACAGGTCTGCGGGAACAATCTGGTCAGCACTCTGATAACATTCCCGATCAATGCCATCTTTGAGTCCAGATAGACGTTCTTCTCAGAACTGTACCTTCCGAGCATTGAGATTTTCCTGAAAAACAGGCCCTTCTTCTTTGTCTTGATAAGAGACCAGGAGAACAAGAAGACTCCTGATATATACTGTTGTGCATTTTTCTTGATCATGAAAATCTTTCTATTCCATGCTAGCCAGAACAAGAAACCAGTTAAAAATGACCCCCAATTATACACAACTTGATCTTTGCAAGTTGAGGACTCCCTATCTCCCCTTGTCAGGGTAAAAAGAGAGTTCATGGTTGTGAGGAGGATGTAGTAAGGAAGATCACGCTGTTGTTCATCTGTGGCCTGTCTTGTCATTTCTCCAATTAAAGCACTTACTCCTGTCTCAACTCCAACAGATATCAAGAGCACAACAAGATCAGTAGAAGGGTCAGATATCAAGTTGGGTGGGACTCCTTCGAACATTCGATCTGTCGGGATTTGAAGTGCCCTATCAAACTCCTCACGAGGGCTTCTCATTGCCGGGAGATATTTTATATATGGAATTATTTTCTCAAGGCTCGGTTTGCAATTCATGATCCGAGTAGTCGGGTGTTTCATCACGATATAAACTTCTGATGTATGCGATGAGGAGAGAGTCGTTACAGCAAGACTAACCTCAGCAAAACACGGGCCTAGCAGTGACAGTAACCCTGAGTCCCATGTTCTTAGAAGGGGGTCCATGTGTGTCTTAAAAATCACAGAACCTGATCGTGGTAGCAGTTGATGTATATACTTTGCTAGCAATCGTTCGATTTCATTTATCACTTGATAGTCATTCGTCTCGGCATCAACAATGATCAAGTCCAAGTATAATTCATGTTGGTCTTTCAGTCGGACAAAATACTCCCAAGTATCTTCATGAGTAAGATCTGAGGGATTTTCCCAAGCATTATCGTAGTTGATGCATCTATCCTTCACTTCCGGTATACAGGATATAGCGGAAGGAGGAGATGGAGAGGAACCCTTGAGCTCCACCCCTTCGAGGACCAATAAGCTGTTGAAGATTGCTTTGGATGTTGGATTTAGTCTTAACACCATACTTGTCATACCTCCTGATCCATCTCCACAGACAAGGGCGTTGTTGAAGTTGATCTCTTTTTGTTCAAGGATCGTTCTCATTTTGTAGTGGGCCCCTGTGGGACACTGAAACAGTCTCAGTCCTGAGATTAGTGGGTCTTGGATTCTTGGAATGTCGGGCAAGTACTTGATCATTCTTGGATTTATTTCGAAGCTTACCGGGAATTCTATCAGTTGCCCCACCAACTCGGTGTCCCATCCTGCTCTTCTCAGACTTGATTCTCCTTTCTCTGCCTCTTTCTCGGGTTTGATTCCTTTAAGTGCATGTCGTACCTCTTGGCCGACTAGTTTTATTTCCATTGTCTTGGCCATATCAGAGAAACTTACTTGTTTCTTGATAACGTCATCTTCTGCCATAACTTCTTTGATTTCTCGGAGTCTTGCCTGAGAAGATTTTGAGACCCCATAGACATACAGTATATCAGTCGAGATCTTGGATAAACAAAAGGGCACAACCACATCAGGATCCATACAGTCACCGAATATCCAGGTTTCATGATAAGAGGGCGGAAGCTCCTGATATATTGTCTGAAATCTTGTAAATAGAGTTCTCATATAATTTCTGCCTAGAGCTCCGAGATCAGAGTTATTTAAAGGATATGAGGATGGTATTCTATGAGGGACTGTTATGAACTCTTCCAAGAATCTATCTGATCTCCAAATATTAATCACCCCTTCGTTTAGACTCAGTAGGTCGATTGCGTAGAGGACTTGTCCTAACAGGATTTGTTTGGGCCTCTTCAATGTCTGAATAGATCTTTTGTATAAGGCTGCTATTGAGGAGGCCTGTATTAATCCTGTGATCAATCCTGTCATATATAATTTTGGATTTAACTTGTCTCTCAAAACCAATGGAAATAATGATGAGTCATCCTTCCCATGTCTTGATTTGTGTACCATATCTCCGAATAGGAAGCCCTGTGTTTTTCCGATATGATATGATTTCTCTTCAAGTCGTTTAGGGCCCCATACTCCGGGCTTCATCTCTACACTCTGTCGTTTAGTGATCCATTCTGTTCCTTCTGGTTTCCAGGAATTTAAGATGTCAGATACTTCTTTGGGATGATATTCGTATCCTGCATCTAGGGTGATTTCATTTATCTCTCGAATACAAGAGTGGCATTGGATGTGATAATGATAGTAACCTGATGATCTCAAACCCCTGTGTATCTCTCCAGTAGTTATTTGTCCATATAACAGAAGTGCCTGGAACAAGAAGTCATAATTCTGTTCTCCTAGACCATGCATTGAGTCCGTAGTCTCTAGCATCCATGTACCACAAAAGGGAGATTGGGCGATGTATCCCCCTTGACTTTGTCTCGAGCAGCTAAACCTGTGGAGTGCAGATCCAGATCTTTGTGCCTTAACTCCTTCTTCGATCCATACTTCCCCTGTAAGAGAGTGCAAATTGTTTAAGATGGATCTCCCTAAATGAGAGTCAGGGTTGACAAACCAGTTAAAGGCTTTCCTGAGTTCAGCCGCCCGTCTGATAAGGGGCACTTTGGACTCGTTCTCCCAAGGTCTTAAGAGGGATGTGCTCTCAGTGGTCCGAGATCCTAGATATGGCTTATATGGTCCTTTTTTAGCGTCATTTAATGGTATCCCTTTCGGTACTAATACCGACAAAAAGGATCGTTCAATTACCGTCTCTGCTTCATCATGGGGGCATTTGTATGAGAGTGTCGGAGACTTTATCATCTCAAATGGATGGGGAATCGTTGCTCCCACGATATCGTTCCCCCAAGATATTTGCCTTAGCACGTCTGCTTTCTCGCTGCTACATCTCCAGACATTTATCCCACTTCGCTTTCCTCTCTGAACAATGTCTATCATGCCTTTCACGCTCTGTATCTCCGATTTTACAATGATCTCATCTATTGTCTTTTTCATTCTTCTTGAAAAGACATTTCTGATGGTCTTTGAATTTTGGAAAAGTCCAACCAGACTTTCTGTCATTCCTAGGTAAGTGGCCGCTTTGTATTCACTCAGAAACCTTGGGAATCTGGGGGTTATCGTTTCAAGAAATGCATATAGGGATTCCTCCTCATCTCTAGAGTGCTGGATCGCATGTTGCACAATTTTGTTTTTTATGGAGTCACAATTCTTAATTAGTTCTCTCCTGATCTCATCTTTGATCATCTGCACCGGGTTGACACTGTGTCTTAGATTTAAAGCAAGTGGATTCTCCAGCAGCTTCGCAAAGGCCCCTCGATCATATCTCCCCATTATGGGTGATCCTATCGCTGAGATGAGTCTTTGCGTTGGGGTACTTACGAGTGGGAAGATACCCTGCCAGAAAGCTAAGCTTTCAGTGAGTGGGTCAGGGAAAGATCTGATTAAAAATCTTGTCAAAGACATTCCACAGATCCCTCCTAGGGATGGGTCTAAATACAGTAATAGGATTTTGTAGTTTTTAGACATATAGCTGACCTGATCTTTGGGGTTTAAGCAAGACTTGATCGGACCTTTGACTGCAGGGTTGTGGAGGTTTAATACTCCTAATGTGAGATTTCCTAGAAAGTTATAATGACAGATGGCATCCACAGGGGATTCTGCGAAATGACCAACAGATAGCGCATTGGATGATATAGTTGATAATATATTGCTAATTGTGGGGAGTTGATCATTTGATACGCAGGCAGCTCTTGACCATCGTTTGGATTCTAGTCCCTTGATTTTGCCTCGAAAGATTGGGACCTTTCCGTAATTCAGATAATCTGCAGATTTTATTGTTTCGTCCTTGTTTATCAATAATCCTAGTTTTCTTGTTCCTTCTTCTATATTTCTCATAATTTTGTCATTATTTAGCAACACTCTATCAATACAGATGTCTAATTCTCTGGTCGTACGAGTTTTCTGGAGTTTGTATTGAGTGCAAACGACTTGATTATCTCCTTGGGCCAGAATGCTCAGTCTTGTGTTCTCGACTCGACCCTCTCTCTTGATTACCAGTAAGTTGACTATACTCCAGCCTTTTTGTCTCAGCCCCTCTAGTCCTCCGGCCTGACCATTCCAACAGACAGGCGTGTCATCATCTTTGTTCAAAACAACCCCATCTCTTACATACATTAGGTCTGTTCTGTTGTTGTAATAGATCAAGCTTTTTTCAAAGAACTCATGTGTTCTTGTTATGAGGCTTGGATATCCTAGAAACTGACCCATGACAGTGAAGACAGGATTGTTTGCCTCTCCTCTTTGATGGTTATTCCATTTCTCATAATCTATATGATTTGCCATTGTGATATAGTCGTAAACGTCTAACCCTTGTCCATTAGATGTATCGAGCATTTTTTTAACAACTGTGTTTAGATCATCTGCCATAGTTAATCCGGAGAAGAGAGGGACGAAATGTAATTTAATTAAATATTCTGTAATTACGAAGTAATCTCTCAGCTTCCATGACATAAGAGCGAAGAATCGACCTATCCTTTTGATTTCTCTTTCCTTTCCTCTCAGCCCGATTACAAGATGCTCCATATCTAGCCCATTGTCATTTACTTCTGTTAGGAATTCTTTCCAGTTTGTAGCAGGAGTATTTATAAATGTCTCTAAGACTTTTTTCGAAGGAATTGGTGTCATAGGGTTTGACTTTATATGTTCAATAATTTCAGACCTGCATACTGAATGACTTTTGTCTGCATAAATTAAGCTTGGATCAACAACATCTGGAATCTCAAAACACTTTGACAGCGGGAGTCGATGCCACTCATCTTGGAAGTCTTTGATTTGGAAGGGAGTGGGCCAGGTATTGTTTACAATATTATCTCTAAGCTTGTGATCAGGAGGGAGACGATCGACATCAACAAACCATTTTTTGTTCTTGTCAAATTGATTCTTCAAAACGATGTATGCTAGGTCACTTGCCAGTTTGTTAGCATAGTCTGTGTCTATCTGTTTAGGTAATGTTGTTTGTTCTCTTAATTTCTTTAGTCCTTCCAAGTATTCCAGGAATGGATGGCCCCAATGTCTGAATGACCCGTATATGACTAGAACAACATCGACCTTCTCAATTTCCAAAATCGACAGGAATAATCGTTCCAAGAATACAGAGTTTTGACCGTCCCCTTGAATTGATTCTCGTATGTGATTTTTGAAATCTGGACACAAGGGTATTCTGTTTCTCTCTCTTTGTGCCAGTTCAGTCAACCTGAGGTTGCATATAGGTTCAATCAGCTTGATTCCATCATAAGCCTTGTTTCCTCCTCTCAGAATCATTTGATCCCCTATCTTGTAGATGTTCTCGATTGTTTTGATGTCTTCTGCATCGAATTTTTTGTCCTGCCTGTTTTGGAGGCTCATAAGTGACTGCATTCGTGCATTGGTGACATCCTTCATCATCAGTAACATGTGTCGATCTGCCAGTATTTTGTATTTCTTGAAGTAGATCAGTCCATTCAAAATCATCACTGTACCAAAATTTAGGAGATCAATCAGGATTCCGTCATTACCTTTCACAGTCTTTTGAACCGCATTGAATTGTCTGCATAAGTTCTGTCTCTCTTTACTCGACATTGCATTCAATAGGAGTGTTGCTATGTGAAGCTCTGCCCAGAGAGCACCGTACTTCATTGTCTCGTCCGTTACTTTGTCTTTATCCGGGATTGTCACGTCCAAATTTATCCAGGCTTTCAGAAATGCATGGGGAATCTCCCATGTCTCCTTGCTTTCTCGTTGAGCTCCAGTGATAAGACTCTTAAAATGTTTAGTACAGACATTTGGGTCTAATAGTATCCTTGCAAATGTCCGGTGGAATTCAGATGTTGGTCTTATCTTACAAGGGTCAACGTTAAACTCCTTCAAGAGATCTTTCCTGTGTGACCATAACCTTTTATTCCAAGATTTCCGATAAGGAACCCCTTGAATAAATTTTAAAAACTCATCGATCTCATCGCTGATGAGGGGAGAGTTTAGGCTGTAGTCTACATTGCTTAGACCCTCTAGAGGAGATGATCTTTCAGATTGATGATTGAAGCCTAGATTCGATTCTGAGAAACCTAATTCTCTATCATGTAATTCGCCATAATCGTCGCCAAATTCGGAGTCCATTGTAACATTTTTAGTAGAAATGTTAGTTTTTTTCATTCATCTCCAAACCAGTTGATCATTAGGGGGCCAGGAGGATTCTGAATCGGAAGAACACGTCGGGGATGCACACTGTGAAATGATATCGACCTTTCCGAGGAGACATCTCTATCCGCAATTTCTCTTATTGTAACTCCATTGTATAATTTGTCTGATTGGTCCCCGTGTTTTCTACATTTGCAACAGCATATTATCAGGATTATTGAGAGGATTAATAAGAAAGCAATGAATAATGATAACAGAAGAACCCAGCTTTTAAAGAACCAGTCTGACAAAGATTCTGATTGCTGTTTGTCCATGGTTCTCTCTCTTTCTTCCTCCTTCTCTTCCTGGAACTGGATCTCCTTGCACGGCTGGAGATAATTGAAACTGTTGGTATAAGAAGGATAAATCATTGATGTTTGGCCGATCTTGATCCCATTAAACCAGGTGCAGGAGAACTGATCGAGACTTTGATCAGTTGCAGCCTCAAAGATGCAGAGATCTTTTGACAAATGCAGAGTGGAACCAGTAGTGTCTTCAAATGTCAATTGTAAATCGGACTCCAAATGATTTCCATGGGGAATAGAGACTTGCCTTACTCGTCGATACAATAAGCTGTACTGCCAAAGTTTCCCGTTTTCAATCCTGTACCCTGCTGAGATCCCTTCGACAGGTAGAACAAATAGACCCAAGTGTCTCTCTTGTAAGATATTTGTCCTACGAGCTGCATTCAATCTATCCTGACAAAGATTAGAGTGGATTTTGATTTTATCAGAGAAGGTCTGCCTTGATCTAAAGGATCTGGTCGGAATTGGTGAGACCTTGCTGTTTGCGGGACACTTGACTAATTTAGTTAATAATAGATCTTGGATCTCGAGGGACTGATCATCTAAAAGAAATGCTTGAAAGTCGGAGTTTAAGACAAAGTATTTTCCACAATATCTTGATCCAATGCACAGTTCTTTTAATGGTGTGTCTGCTATTAGGCTTGATCCGATTGTGTATCCGACTCCAGATTCAGAGATGGTACGTCTCAGTTCCCCGAACCCAAGTACAGTCCCAGTACATCCAGGACTTTCGTGACTATCCAGAAACCAATGAGTGAGACCATCTGATGACAAACAGTATTTGTCTTGACAAACATTTTGATGAAATAAGGACGATTTGACTCCACTCAATTCAGGAGAAAAAGGTAATATCTCTTTAGTTACCAAATAGTGCCGAGTAGTTTTTGTTGCGAATGAAAACACTGCACAATTAGGTGTGACTTCAAGGAATCCTGAATGATGACCATGGGTGAATCTGGAGACGATCTCTTGACATTCTTGACGACTGGAAGAGACAGCTGAAGAAGAAGTTTTAAAAGTGTAAGTAAAAGCTCCAAACGAACATGTTAAGTTTGTGTTAAATACTCTGCAAAAAGTTCCTACTCTAGTCGGACTTTCATGTAAAGGAATCTGTGTTTGAAAAGATGTAATCCCAAAATGATCATTATTTGATTTCGTTGAACATGAAAGGTCTGCTGGTAGAATGGTCCGTCTTGATCCTATCTCTTTTATGGGAATTAATTGATAGTCTTTCAGTTTTTGACTGGTTGAGATGGCTACATGCAAATTTACAAGAAATAAGAAAATTTGAAACAACATCTTGTTAAATAACATATTGAACAATATTGTACTTCTGTTAGTTTTTTTCATAAGACTAATTGAAGAACTTATCTAAATGGGGATGGTTTGGGTATGTCAACATTTTTTGGTTACCGACATTAGTCATGTAAGTTGATTCCTTCCTAATTTGAGGTTTCTCTCTCGAGGAATCATCATTGGGCTGATGTAAATCATGTAACTCTATGTGAATCTCATTAACTTTCCCTTGAACTTTGTTTGACTTGATGCATTGGAATATCTTGATAGAGATTATAATGCCAATGATGGTCAGTATTCCTATCAGTATGTATATAATGATTCGTTTTAGCCAATCCCACCAAGATTCATAGACTGTGGTAGACTTTTCCTGATCTCTGTCTCCTGATATATCTACATCTGTGTCTTCGGTTTCGGGTCCTGGATTGTAAGTTTCTCCATCATTCAAGACAGAGTTATATTCGGCTAATATGAATTCACTAAAGGACTCATGTGGGTAAAACATATGTGTTTTATTAAACCCGATTCCATTAATCCACAGGCAGGTGATATTCATCGGGGTAAATTCTTCAGAAGGAGATCTACAGGACTCGGTATACCAATGGAAAGTTCTGTTTTGGCCTGGCTTTGTAAAGGTTATAGAGCAGTTAGAAAGACTAGGACAGTCAATGGAAATTCCGGAGATTCTTTCATATGATACCTTGACCTGATACAAAGTGTTGTTAGTTATGTAATAGCCATATCCTATTCCTGGAATGGAAGGGCCTAAGTATGGAAGATCGGTGGATTGGATCTTCTTACTGACTCTGTAATTGTATAGGACAGATTCACATTTGATATTCTGAATTTGGAGTAACTCGCTGAGATCTGTTGATGAAATTAAATCATGAGAGCTTGCCTCTTTAAAAGTCGATTTGTCTTGGCAAATTGTAAGGTTGACAGACAGGTCGAAGACAATGTTGGTACTGGCATTCCCCTTAGGAATCAATAATAGTCCATTATCAAGTCTGAAACTGGGGAGTCCACAATAATGATTTAATTTACAGATATTGTTGAATGGAAGAGGAACAGTATACTCTGTATCTATCAAGCTAGAGGACAAGGAGTTGTATTCGTCTTTGTAGAGGTATCCCCTTCCGGGTTGGAGGTTGTCACAGGCCACTTTAGAATCATTTGACTGAATCCAGTAAATGTTTGGATGAACGCTGCTACACTCCTTCTTTGTGCACACTCCTTCATGAAAGAAGTTGTGAATCACCCCCATCTTGCTTCTATCCAATGGTAGCGAGACAAAATCTATCTCGATCCTGATATTGCTAGCTTTGTTGTCGGATCGAATTGCACAGGTCGGATAATTCAACTCTGGGATTTTAGGTCCTCCGTGAGTCCAATTATATATTGCTCTTCTACAGTCATCCTGATCGATTTCTTTGGGATGGACATCGCTACTAAAGGAAAATCCACTCATGCCTGTGTTGCAAGAGACAGTGTATTCAAATTTCTTACAGAAGAAGCCATGGATATATGTAGTCTCATGATATGGAATGTAAAGTTCAAATTCTAGTAACCCATCTTGACTGGTTATTGGAATTTGGTTGCATGACAAATTTGATGGTGTAACCTCTACTCCGCTCTCTAGTATAAATGTTGGAATCAAAGGGAAATTTGGCGTGTGAATATAAGAAATAGTAGCAGCAGAATTGTATATGAAAAGGAAAACAATCCGTATGAACAACATTTTTTGTATTAATGTTGAATGGGATTTTTTTCATGGAGAAGGGCCGATCAATCCTTCATGAGTCAGTCCTATATTTAAATTAAAGGTATCCAGTGCTGCGGGGAACGGAAAATTATATCCATTTAGACGATACAATTGAGAGTATATGACACCATTTCTGTTTGACTCCTTCATAGTTGCATCAAAGCGAATAGACACATAATTCGAATCTCGACCTTCATGACCCAAGACTGACAATGTCTCGGAAGGTGGTTTTCCTTGTCTCTGCGGATAGCCAAACTTTATAACACCTGAGAAATTCGAAGAGTATAAGAACATCTTAGAGTTTGAAGGACGATTGGACAGCTTGGATCCCAGTAAGATGTAAATCAATGTGTAATACGGGTACATTACTGCGCTTCCTGAGTAATGATCAATCCACATCTCCAGCTTGCTTAGGAGGGACTCTACAGACCCAATTTTGATGCGAGAATTCAAAGTGAGAGAGGCAGTAACATAAAAGGCAATCGGAGACACTAAATCGACCTCTATAGATGGTTGATGAGATTCGTCCTCAGGCCTTCTGGTCCAGTCAACAGGAATATCTTCCAGGAATCTTAATTGGGGTTCAGGAGGTGCAGAAGGTTTAACTACGGATATTTGATGATTCTTAGGGCGAGTCGGCTTCTTGGAGAACCAACTGAATGGTGAGTTTTTGGGCTTTCGACCCTTTGAAGAGTCTGTGGAGGTTGCGATTTCATTGTCCGCAGATCTTGAGGAGCTTAGAGATCCTTGACCAGTTTTTTTCAACATTATTGTAGTGGTGTTATAATTAGAATTTATACAATCCTGAGAATTTCTTGAGGGTTCCGGCTTGACGCATGCAATAACGAATTGTTTCATTTACTGACAGGTTCGGATTCTCCTTCAATGCCAGCTGCACGGACTGTTCTGTTATCCCCCATCTCCCATACCTGACAATGCACTTTGGGAGTCCTGGATATTTCCCTTGGAAATTGACTCCCTTCTTGATCATTATTTCCACATCTGTCAGTGTAGAAGTATTTGCTTCTAAAGGGAGAAACTGACGTTGTACTTGTTGAGGAGCAGGCTTCTCCTTTGGTTTTGGGTAGGGACGTTCGGATGACAAGGGGTCGGAATCGGAATCAGGTGACAAATAGGGATTTGTTGCATTGAAGATATATATTCCGTCATCAGACGCTGACACCTCAACGCGCCCTGGGACGGTTGTGTATGCTTTGATGACTTCATGTATTATATCCTTCATCTTTTCCATCATTGGGGGAGACTGCATAAATTGAAGGTTGACCTGAATCTTGCGTTCTCCCAATCGTTTTACTGGTGGAGTGGAGGTCTCCAATGCTTTCTTTACAATTTGATTTACATCACCAGATTGAATCAGGTCCTCGGCATGTCCTTCTTCATCATAGTCATCGATGTTTTCATGATGAGAGAAGGCAGACTCTCTTTCAATATCCGATGATCCGAACTGTCGGTCCCTGTTCACCTCTGACATGACGGGATTCTGAGTAAGAACAGAATTCCAGGGATCCTTTGGTTCCCCTGGGTCCTCTTCCTCAGCCGAATCATCAGAATCAGTACCAAGCTCTTCTTGAGCTTGTTCTAAAGCTGCTTTAGGTAGATTGATATTCCAATTTTGCTCCCGTGCTTCCTTCTTCTCCTTATCAAAATTAATTCTACGAAATGTATTCATAATAAAAGTTTTTTTCAACTTTTAGTAGGAATGTTGATTTTGGCTTATGGATAATGTTAGTAAATAAGACTCTCTTTTACAAACTTCCCAACTGTGGCTTCTCTTCTGTCCTGTATCTTTCCTTGCAGATTCTTGATCTCTCGTCTCACGGATTCTGGGACTCTGAAACGAGAACCTGAAAGGACAGCAAACCAACTTGCAGGATCCCTTCCACTAACTGACCACCAGAGCTTGTCTCCTGAAGAGATGTCTTCTCCTTCATCCTCTTCAGGATCATCCTCTGGTTCTTCCGGAGCCTGCCCTGTTCTGGAGAATTGAGGAGCCAGTGCTCCTCCTCTTCCATACGCCCAGGCAAGAATTACTGCATTTAGACAGAGATCCGCAACGTTCCCCTCAAAGTTGTTTCTGGCATTTATGGATCTTTTGTTTCCTAGGAGAGAGCCAGAAACATGAATCCAATGGAATAGATATGGATTGGCAGTGGAAGAATAGGCAGATCTAATGACAAGTCCTAGATCTGCTTGGTACGGAAAGTATGAAGAGGGCTTCCCGGATTCCTGTCCCTCCTTGGTCAACTTGGTCATCTCAATACCCATTGCGGGGAGGAAGATCCAATCCATCAGCTCTGCTGCTTCAATATTGAGGATGTGTTCAAGATAACCTATGGACAACAGCGCTGCGCAATCCTTGTGTCTACTGCTCAGAGTTCCTATTCTCAGAAGTCCATGTTCGTGATGTTTAAAGTAGTGTAGGAACATGTCATACGCAGCAACCATCTTCGTGAACCCAAGATCACTCAGCCAGCTCTGATAGAATCCTCTCACCCCATGAAAGCTCATGTGTTCTCCTCCGAGAGGTTTGAGCTGATTCATCATCCGCTGTTGCAACTCCTCACTGTATGTGTCATCTGTCACTCTTAAGAGACGATAGATGCACAGTATATATAGTGCCAAAGCTTTGTTGGTCCATTGTCCTGGTCCATTTGGAGCGTTAAGATCAGCAGTGGATAGACCTGCCTCTGTTGTGACTCCATCACCTTCTTCTTTGACTGTAACGATGTCCCATGGTGTTATCTCTTGATTGGGATCACCTATCAGGCATCCAAATGAGTCCCATCTCTCTGTCAATTTGTCTGTCACAGTCTTTCCATACTCATATAAAAAGGCTTTGGCAGTACTGACAGAGAGACAGTTTCTTCTTATCCCTATCCTGACAGCGTTCCCTAGTTGAGTTAAGTCTACCTTATAGATGGGGATGGTCACAGTAGGTTTCTGTCCTGGGTTTTTAGCAAACCAATCAGCCGGGTAAGAGGTCTCCAGTGCTTCATCCTGATATTCCAATGTCACTGCTTTCCCTGTTGGTAGATATATAGATGTTCTCTTATCTAAGTTAGCCATGATTTAGAAGACAATTTTCAGTATCATCTGTTATCTTTTCTTAACGATTAACCATCCTCCGTACTCAGTGGATTCTTCTGGTGTTGTTGTTGTCGT